GAAACCTCATTTTTAATGAAGACTATTCTAGAAAGGTTATACCTTTCATAAAACCAGAATATTTTGAGCAAAGATCTGAAAAGGTAATCTTTGAAGAGATAACTCAATTCATTATAAAATATGGTTCTGCTATTACTATTGAAGCTCTCAATATTGAGACTGAAAATAGAACAGACCTTAATGAGAATGAAGTAAAAGAAGTTAGAGAAATCAACGAATCATTTACTGATTCTGTTGTTGATAGTCAATGGTTAATTGACTCAACTGAAAAATGGTGTAGAGATCGTGCTATATATTTGGCATTGATGGAATCTATTGCCCTTGCAGATGGTCAGGATGAAACCAAAGGAAGGGATGCTATCCCTACTATTCTCTCTGATGCTTTATCTGTTTCTTTCGATAATCATATAGGTCATGATTATTTGAATGACTATGAAGAAAGATATGAATCGTACCACAAAAAAGAAGATAAAATCCCGTTCGACCTTGAGTACTTTGACAAGATTACGAAAGGAGGTTTACCGAATAAGACTCTCAACATTGCTCTTGCTGGCACAGGGGTTGGAAAGTCTTTATTTATGTGCCACATGGCTAGCAGTGTCCTCCTCCAGGGAAAGAACGTCCTCTACATCACTCTCGAAATGGCAGAGGAAAAGATTGCGGAGAGGATCGATGCTAACTTACTTAATGTTAATATACAAGATATAACAGACTTACCCAGATCAATGTTTGAGTCTAAGGTAACCAATCTTGCTCAAAAGACACAAGGAACTCTTATCATTAAAGAGTATCCAACTGCCTCGGCACATAGTGGTCACTTTAAGGCATTGTTGCAAGAATTATCATTAAAGAAATCATTTAGACCAGATATTATATTCATAGATTATTTGAATATATGTTCATCCAGTAGATATAAAGCAGGTAGTAATGTCAACTCATACTCATTCATCAAAGCAATCGCAGAAGAACTACGGGGTCTCGCAGTTGAGGCGAACCTTCCGATTGTATCTGCCACTCAAACTACTCGTAGCGGGTTTGGCAGTTCTGATGTGGACCTTACTGACACCTCTGAATCTTTTGGACTCCCTGCTACTGCTGACCTTATGTTTGCCCTTATTTCTACAGAAGAGTTGGAAGGGTTGAATCAAATAATGGTTAAGCAGTTGAAGAATAGGTATAATGATCCTACTATTTTCAAAAGGTTTGCGGTAGGTATTGATCGTGCCAAGATGAGGTTGTATGATGTTGAGCAAAAAGCACAGGAGGATATCCTTGACAGTGGACAAGAAGAGGAGTATAATGGTAATGAAGAAAAACCTAAGAAATCATTTGAGGGATTTAAGTTTTCATGACTTTAAGAACACATACGATAGAAAAGAAAAACGAACAACACAATCAAGAGTGGAGTTGGGAAGAAACTCCTGAAGTGTTAGCAGCACTAAAACAACTAAGAAAATCTGAAGAAGCAACAAATGACTAAACAAGTTGATACTAAAAAGTATACTGAGTTTGTAGACGCAGTTACTTCTAATGAAAGTAAAAATTCTGAATCATTTTCAGTTCGTTTAAGAAAACTATATTCAGAAGGACTTCCTGTAGAAAGACTTCTTACTGCTGCAGTAGGAATGTCTGCAGAGTCGGGTGAGTTTACTGAGATAGTTAAGAAGATGATATTCCAAGGTAAACCAGTAAATGAGGATAATCTATTTCATCTTAAGAGAGAACTTGGAGATATCATGTGGTATGTTGCACAGGCATGTATGGCACTTGATACAGACTTCAATGAAATCATTGAGATGAATGTTGACAAATTAAAGTCACGTTATCCTGGTGGAGAATTTGATGTTCATTTTTCAGAAAACAGAAAGGAGGGTGATGTATGAACTACTACGCATTATTAAGTGTTTCAAATAAAACAGGTATTGTTGATTTTGGAGAAGGATTAGTCCGTGCTGGATATACTCTTATATCAAGTGGTGGAACTCATGCTGTTCTTCAAGCAGAAGGTATACCAGTAATGAAGGTATCTGAGTATACTGGTTCACCAGAGATTTTGGAAGGTAGGGTAAAGACATTACATCCAAAAATTCATGGTGGTATTCTTGCAAAACGTAATGATAAAGTTCATGATGCAGATAGAGAAGCAAATGAGATTGGATTGATTGATATTGTTGCAGTAAACTTATATCCATTTAAAGAGACAGTTGCTAAACCAGATGTGACTTTGGCAGATGCAATAGAGAATATTGATATTGGTGGTCCTAGTATGGTTAGATCAGCAGCAAAGAACTATAAGGATGTTGCTGTATTAACTAATCCACATCAGTATGGAATTTATCTTGATGCAATGAACGGTAATATAAGTTCTGTTACTGTTGATGAATTAAGAAAGCAATTTATGTTAGAGGCATTTAAACACACTGCTGAGTACGATGCAGCAATTAGTACATGGATGGAAAACAATGCATGATTCTTCTAAGTTACTAACTGGGTTAAAGTTTAAACAGACTTTAAGATATGGTGAGAATCCACAACAGAATGCAACATGGTGTGTTTATCCAGATCATGGTTTATCATCAGCAAATCAACTACAGGGTAAAGAGTTAAGTTATAACAATCTCATAGATTTAGATGCAGCAGTATCAACAGTAAAGGAATTTCCTGATGAACCTGCTGCTGTTGTAATTAAGCATACTAATCCTTGTGGAGTTGCAATCGGAAAGACTATAGATTCTGCATTAACAAGAGCATTAGATTCTGATAGAGTTAGTTGCTTTGGTGGTATCATTGCACTTAATAGAGAGGTAAATACTGAGTGTGCTAATGAGATTATAGGTGCTTTTTATGAATGTATCGTTGCTCCATCGTTTAGTAATGAAGCGAAGGAAATACTTACTGCTAAAAAGAACTTAAGGTTACTTGAGTTGGATATAGATAATATGCAACTAAAACCATATAATGTCAGGAGTATTCTTGGTGGTGTTCTTGTTCAAGAAAAGGATAATGAACCAGCAAATGTTGATGAGTGGAAAGTAGTTAGTGAAAGACAACCAACAACTCAAGAAAGAATTGATCTTACTTTTGCATGGAAGGTTTGTCGTCATGTTCGTTCTAATGCTATTTTAGTTGCTAGTGATGGTGCTACATTAGGTGTTGGAGCAGGGCAAATGAATCGTGTTGGTTCAGCAAAGATTGCTTTAAATGCATATACTCAAGTTAGTGGTGCTGCATTAGCAAGTGATGGATTTTTTCCATTCGGTGATACCGTAAGACTTGCATATGATTATGGTATTAAAGCAGTCATTCAACCAGGTGGAAGTATTAAAGATCAAGAATCTATTGATGCTTGCAATGAGTTAAATATGACTATGATATTCACAGGTAAACGTCACTTTTTACATTAAGCAGATGATTTTAGTTTTTATTATTGTAGGATTACTATTCTTTATTATGGGATACGGATTGTATCTCACAGTAGGACCAGGTAAAGTAGATTTACGTGATCCTATTGACGAACATGCCAAGATGCATGAACTGGGTATAGCACATGGTCATGGTGGAAATAAAGAAGCATATGAAATGTCTGGTAAACTAAAGCATAAACATAATAATGATGATACTATATAATACAGAGTATAAAATGTTACGATGAGAGACCAACTAATTAAAGCACTATTAGCACATGCACAAGGAGACATCCAGAAACATGTAGCAAACGTAGAAGTATATTTACAGAACCCTGCTGGTATTGGTGAGCACTCTAATATTGTAGATGCAATGGAAACTGAGATCAATATGATTGCCAAGTATCAAGACCAGATAGATGTTATCAATAAATACTTCAAAAAGTAAGTAATTGTGGCAATCAGCAATAAAGATGTTGAAGTATTGAGTGAGGCATTATTTTGCTATTATTTTGCTATATACAGAAATAAGAAAGAGAAAGAATATCGTGCTTCTTTGTGGGGTCAAATAAAAACACCATCTGATTTATCATTATTTACTAGGAAATTTGGTATAACATCTATGGTGAAGAATGTTAATTCTGATCCTGCTTTTATATCAAGAATACCAAAAGTTATTGATTTTTTGTATAATAGAAAAGGTTTTTGGAAAAATGCATTAAATTCTCAAATGGATGCATTTTTTTCTGATGCTGATTTAAAATCAGTTAATGATTATATTATTATGAGAGCTGATATGATACCTAAAGATTATGATCCTTATATTGGGTATAATGAATTGTCAAAAAAAGTTAGGGGTAAATTAGGTTTTAGGGGAACGATAGATAAAGATAAATGGAATCCATCTGATGTTTGGATTTTTACAAAAAAATCCCAGAATGATTTAAGAAAATTTATAAAATTATTTAATAACCAATTGCTTAAGCAAACAGATTATTCTGTGAAAATGATGGAAAAATTAAATAATAAGATATATTCATTATATAAAGATGGGGATTTATATCCTGTATCTTTAAAAGCACCTACAGGAAAGGCAAAAGTTGTTTTTGAGAATGATGTAACATCTGATTTAGTTAAAGTTGTAAATTATGAAAAAATTGATTTTACTGATAATAATCAGGATGCTAAAATAAGGTTTTCTGTTGATGAAGTTGATAAAGAAACTGGTAGAAAAACTAATCCATCTTTTATAAAGGGATTGATCAAAACTAAAACTGTTCTTTCTGGTGGTGCAAGACTTGAAATTGAGGCTGGTGGTGCTGCACGATATGGTTCTATGGGTACTGAAAATTATCAATATCTTATAAGAGAAACTGATAGGACAGGAATTATGTCTCTTAATAAAATAAGATCTAAAAAAGAATTTGGTCCTTTATATAAAAAATATTGGACAAGAACATCAGGTGCTCAATGGTTAGGTAGAGCAGAATATGTAAAAGAATTTAAAAGAGATTCTAAAAAATTTAAAAAGGAAATAGAACCATATACCCAGGAATTATTTAAACATATAAATGGAACTGTATGGGATTCAGCATCGATAGAGATGAAAGCAAAAAGTCCAGAAGAAGCATATTTAAATAAAACACATGCTGGTGAAGTTGCTGTTGCTGTTGATGATATTACAAAAAGAATTATGAGAGATATTACAGTTGAAAATTTATTCAATCTTGCTGCTTCACAAGGATTTGGTGCTGGTGTATCAGTATCTCAATTGCAAACAAGAATGAGAATGCAAAAAGAAATGGGTAAAAAATTAGGTGAAGATTTTAAATCTATTGAAGTTAGTAGTTCAAAAAAATTGTGGACTTCTTGTTTTTATTTGGTGGTGAAGTAAATGAATAAAACACCTTTTAGAAAAAAAGTAGAAGCAACACTTGAAGGTCTTGGTAAAGCAAATCAATTGAAAATTGCTTTTGAAACGAATGGAAAGATGGTAGGAACAAGTATTAGTGAAGGTGGAGATGTGGATGTTTTGTATAGTCCAAAGGGAGAAGTTATGTATATTGATTTTAAAGAGGGTGATAGTGGGAAGATTGATAAAATAAAAGAATCTTTAAAAAATGAATTTAATGGTGTAATATTATCTAGATCCGACAAATCATTTAGGATTAAACTTTCAAGTGAAGAGGGTTCACCTAAATCGGAGAGTGATACTTTAAATTTTAGGATTTTAAAATCTGGTGCTAGAACTCCAACAGCTATGCAAGAACGTGGTTCTGGATTTATTCTCAGTGTAGCTCTTAAAACTAGTTCTTCATATTCAAATATTGATTTAGGAAAGAATCATATTGCCCTTGAAAAAAACACATATGTATATGATGGATTGAAAAAAATATTTTCTGGATATGAAGATAGGGTAAAGGATTGGACTTATACTTACTATCAACAACAAAAGGAATTTTTAAAAAAATATGAAAACTTTCACTGGAGTGAATTTCAGTATGGTAATAATAGTTTTGTAAAATTTTTTGAAGAACATGTCAAAAATCTTTATGTTACTTTTGGATCATCAAATCCAAATAAACCAGCAAAGAAATTGCAGAAATATGAGCAATGGAATCCATCAGATATCTATGCTGCGTATGATATGAAAGTTATAAAAACTGAGTTAAATGAAATAATTAATGGTAAAGAAAATATGAAGGGTATAAATCTTTTCAGATTGAATCAATATCTAATAAAATTACTTAAAGATAAAAGATTGGTTGGTATATCCCTTAAGAAAATAAACAAAGGTGATGATGCAGAAATGGTATTACGTAATATGGATATTAAATCATATATGGATCCAAAAATTGAGAGTAAGCAATATAAACTTAGTGATATAACTTTTGATATTGATGGTATTCATAATCAAAGAAAAAAAACAGTTTCAACTTATATAAAATTTGGGGATGGATACCAAGTTGATCTTAAAGGATCGTCATCAAAATTTAATAATATTGCATTTGGAACTTTAATAAAAGCAAAATCTGCTGCTCAAGGTGGTAATGCTCCTGTAAATTTGGTTGTAAGATTGATGAGAAGGAATGGTAGTGGTGTTACATTTACAAATGATAATTCTAAATACCCCAGAAATGATGATGAATTTTATGAACCAACAGCATCAATGTATGAAAGAAGTGATTATGAGAAATGGTTTAATGTGGTAAAAGATCATTTTACTGATAAATCAGTATTGTATAAAAATTTTGAGACTTATATTGGTGGATTGTATGAGGATGGTGATGGTGCAATTGCACAATCAAAGCTGATGCAATTGCACTTTTACCATGATTCCTTTAAAGAAAATAAATTGGGAGTTGATTATTGGACTAAAATATTATATTTGGGTATGAAAGTTGGTAGAATATTTGCACCTCATGAAAAAATTTATTAATATGAAATCACAAATAAAAGCACTAATTAAAGGATTTGAATCTAAGTCCAAAGGTAAGGATAGGTATAAAGATTTTGTATTTTATTGCTATAACTGCCTCAATCAAAGTAAAGGATCTAAAAAGAAGATAAATAAATATAACATTATGAGAAAAGATCTCATCAAATATCTTATTGCAAACGAAAAATTGATAACTGCAGAACTATCCAAATGAAATCATTTAATCAATTTTTATCTGAAGCAGGTTCTACTGCTGTTCAACAAGCTACTCGTCTTGGTTTGAGTACTGATGGTCATGGTGGATGGTATGATAAGCAAGGAGAGTTTGTAGCAAAGACAGAGAAAGGACAATTAAAGTTTTATAATAAGAGGCAGAAGATAGGTAAGCAAGATCCTCCACAATCTGATAAAGAAAAGAAGTTATCACATACTACAACAGCATCTTCGAAGGAAGAACCAAAATCAAAACAAAAGGCATCTGCACAACAAGAACCTTCATCAGCAGCATCTACATCAGCAGATGATGAGATTGTGGTATTGGAACCACCTGCTGTTGAAAAGACAAAAGGAACTCTTACTGTTGCATTTGGTAGATTTAATCCACCAACCACAGGACATGAGAAGTTATTAGATAATGTTGCATTATCATCAGATGATGGTGATTATGTTATTGTGCCATCACGTAGTCAGGATAAGAAAAAGAATCCTTTAGATACTGATATGAAAGTATCTGCAATGAGGGCAATGTTCCCCAATCATAGTGAAAAAATTGTGAATGATGGAGCAAATAGAACTATCTTTGATGTATTAAAGAAGGCTCATAATGATGGTTATGCTGGTGTAAGGATTGTAGGTGGTGCTGATAGACAGAAAGAATTTGACAAACTAGTGAATGCTTATAATGGTAAGATGTATCAGTTTGATAATATAGAAGTTCGTTCTGCTGGTGATAGAGATCCTGATGGTGATGGTCTAGAAGGAATGTCTGCATCAAAACAGAGAAAGTATGCTGCTGAAAATGATTTTGAGAATTTCTTGAAGGGTGTTCCTACTGCTATGAATAAGAAGATGGCAAAGGATATGTTTAATAATATTCGTACTGGTATGAATATTAAAGAGGGTTGGAACCTTTGGGAGATTGCACCTAAGTTTGATTGGGAGAATCTTCGTGAGAATTATGTCAATGAAAAGGTATTTACTATTGGTCAATTAGTTGAGAATCTTAATAATGGATTAGTTGGTAGGATTATTCGTAGAGGTGCCAACTACTTAATTTGTGTTACAGAGGATAAGATTATGTTTAAATCTTGGATAAAAGATGTGACAGAGGCAGTTGTAAACGGAACTACTAAATCTGGAGTACCAGCAAATCAAAGATTGGTTGGAACTGATGCACATAGAAAGTATGCTGAGACTATGGTTCCTGGAAACTCTTGGGGTATTCAATTCATAAATAAATATAGAAAAAGTAAGGCATAGAAGATTTCCCCATGACAAAAAATATATTTGAGGAAGAATCTACTTCAGAAACACAGGCTTCTGGTGGTGATGCTAAGATTAGAAAGCAAGCACGTCAGTTGGCTTATGATGTTAGATATAAAGTAAAACAATCTCTCAAGAAAGGTGAAGAATCTAATGACGCATCTTTAAAGAGAGCATATTTACAACAACTCAATTCTTCTCCAGCACCTGGTGCAGTAAAGAGAGTTGCTAAGACTATGTTGGTAGGAGAGTCATATGATTTTGTAGATATTACTGAGACGGCAAAGGAATCTGTTGATAAGATTTTGAGTAATGTTTTTGTTAAGAAGACTGAATTAGAAGATGCTGATGGTAATTCTGCATTTGAAGTCACTGAATTTGCCTTTGGTGAAGAGAAATCTGATAGAGAGAAGAAGTATAAGGTTAGAGTTACTGACAAAAAAGGTAAGAAGACTTATGTTAGAATGGCTGATCGTAAAAAGATTGGTGAATTGAGAAAGGGTGATGAAGTATCTTCTGTTGAAATGACAGGATATGGTGTACCTAATGAAGAGAAAGGTAAAAAGAAAGTAGTAAAGAAGGCTAAGAAAGATTTTGATGGTGATGGTAAATTAGAATCACCAGAAGCAGAGTATAAAGGTTCTAAGGATAAGGCAATTAAAAAGGCAGTTGCTAAGGAAGGATATCAAAGAGATCCCGAAAGACTTAAGAAAGATAAAACTCATTCCAAGCAACCAGATCCTTCTAAGGATGGGTTTACTGGTATTGGTAATATGAGTATTAAGGATATTATGAAGATGAATAAGAAGATGAAGAAGGAAGAAGTAGTTGCTAAAGAATCAGTTGGATCTGCTATTGATAAAGGTCTAGGTGCTGTTGGTGATACTGCCAAAGTTGCTGGTAAAACTGCAGTAGGTACTGTTAAAGTTGCTGGTAAAGTTGCTAAAGGTGCTGCTAAAGCAGCTGCAACTGTTGTAGGAACACCAATAGGTGTT